TTGTTTCAATATAATCCCAAAAATCAAAATTACATCTCCAATTTTTCTCTTTAATAATTTTTTGTGCTAATTCAATAGCCTTACGATAATTATTTAAAACGTCTTTTGGTTCTGCTGAGCAGAAATTTTCTATATTTTTCATGATTAATTTCTTATTTTATTATTTTAATTATTTTAATTATTTTAATTTATAAAATAAAAAATAAATCAGGGACCTCTTATGTAAATCTATGTTTCTTTCATTTCTCTTAAAATTTTTTTATACATACCTTCCCGATGACAAAATTTTGCAAACCCACTTTTAATAATACAAAGTAAATATGGAATTACTCTATGAGTTTTTTTAGGATTAAACTTATGCCAATGTTGACATGCATTTAAGCAACCTGTTTGAATCATATCTTTTTTTAATTCTTCACCAAAATTATTATAATATGTTGTCACAGCCTTTCTACTTAATTCAATAAATATTGTACCCAAAGTATCAGAAATAAATCCTTGTTCTTTACTTTTCTTCATTTCATAAAGTACATTAATTCTTCTCTCTCTGTTTAAATTAGAATCAAACATATAAAGATTGCAATAAAATAATCTTTCTTGTTCTTGTTCCCATTGTGATATGTAATCTTTAACATTCATTTTAGTCCTTTTAGTGCTAAAGGTAAATTTGAACAAAGTTTTCTAGATTTCTCTGATGGTTCCACTGCTATTGCAGTAATTTCATTATTAATATCAGGTTCTCTGAACACAGAACACTTTAATCCATGTTTTTGAATTTTTTCTAATAAAGTTAAAAGAGCTTGTTCGTCTTGAACAGAGAGAAATATTAAATACTTTGATTCTGAATTCCATTGTTTTGCAATTTTAAAGTATTCATGTTGAAACTCAATTGCAGCATGAGCTGCTTGTACAGCTTGGCTACCCGGTGATAAATCTCTACGAGTAATAACAATTAATTTTTGATGTATCTAACCCATTTTTTAAATGTTTATATATTTATATATTATATATCAAATATTATGCTAGGTTTTCATTATATGACAAAATGTCATACTTTTATTCTATAATTAACTATTAATCACCTCTTGATTTTATTTTATTTAAAATGTGGCGATGCATATTTTAGTTTTGGAATTTCTTCATCTGGAACAAGTTCCATTACAAAATCTATGAATTCTTGAGGTGGCAAATAAGAATGTTTTTCAATATAATGGATTATCATAAAAGGAACATCATAATATGTTTTTCCTGTTATTCTCCATTGAAATTGGGAAGTACTTTTTGCTTTATTACAAAATGGGCAATCATGCCATCCTTTTGTAAAAGCTGCTGGTTCTATTTTCTTTAGTTTTTCAAGAAATCCTTCAGGACATTTCCCTACTTTATATGGTTTGCCTTTGTCTAACCATCCAACCTTAATCAATTTATGGTTGTAATTCCCTTCCTCGACATGTAAATCTTCGTAATACATAATTTTTATTTTAGTGAAATAATTGCATCAATAAACTCCTGAGGTGGTTTATAATTATGTGATTCTATATAATGTGTTATTAAAGCAGGAGCAGAATAAGTTTTATTATTCCCTTCAATAATATATTCTCCATTTCCATTTCTATCATGTACTAACGTAGTAGTTCCATTTTTTGTTATTTCATGGTCACAAAAATCACATCCATGCCATCCTCTATAGAGATTTTGTCTCTTCATAGATTTTAGTTTCTTAAGAACTTTTTCTTTTTCAGGAAAATTTCCTGTTGGAAATGAATATCCTTTTTCTAACCATCCTATATTTAAAGCATCTGGATTAGTAAATCCATAAACATAAGTAGATAAATCTTCGTAATACATTTTATTCTATTTTTACTCTATAATTAATTACTAATTGCGATTTTTTAATAAAATATTTTTCTGGATGATTAAAAAGATTTTCAATAGGAGCCCATGATACAACCTTAAAATCTCCTTCATTCACTCTAGAATCATTAAATAATCTTCCATAAGGCCATTTACCATTAACAGCAAAATCCTGAAATGAATAAGTTTTAAAATCATTATTCATTAATAATAGTTCACCATCACTCCTTTCTATACAAAACGGAATATGTTGATGTGGATAAAGATCTTTATAAAATGCTTTTAAATCTTCTTTAAACTTTGGTATTGTCATCTTTTACCTAATTTGCATTTTGATTATTCTCAATATTTACCAATTTAGGAATTAACATATTAATTAATCTTCCTACAAAATGTATAATTATAAAAATTCCCCATACAAACCATATTGAAACATGCTCTATAGGAAGAACTAAATCAAATTTTTCAGAAATTACTGGTGCCATTTTATTAAATGTAATAGCAAGAATAATTGCTTCTATAAAATAAAATCCAATTAATACTAAATTGGTTATAAAACCTAAAAACATTCCCGATAGTGATGAAAACATAATTTTAAATATTAGTTAGTAGCCCCTAAGAGACTCGAACTCTTATGCTCTTTTGAACACTGATTTTTGAAACCAGCGCGTCTACCTATTCCGCCAAGGGGCCTTTCCTTTTTCACTCTCTCTAATTTGATCATAAATAAATCCAACTTCTAATTCACTAGGTGGAGGAATATTAGGATCACTAACAGAAATAGAAAAATATTCTCCTTTATTTGTATAAAACTCTATTCTACCCGAATTTGGATTTTTATTAGCAATTTGTGTTGATAAACTTTGAATTATTTTAACTGCTTCTTTAGGATCTATAGCAACCATAAATCCTGCTCCTCTTTGTTCTTTTTTATTTTTATTCCACTTTATTACTTCCATTGTATTTTAATTATCTAGGTCCTGTATCATATTGAGAATATTTTGATCCCCTTCCTGAAGCTAATTTTTCTCCATCTAATAAAATATCTACATCTACAGAACTTGAATCATAACTCATATCTACTTTAATTGTTAAACTTTTTTTAAGCCACTCTTTAATAGCTTCTTTATCTTCGGTTGATAATGCTTTAGTTATTTTAGCTGAAGAATTGTTTAATTTTATTAAATTCATTATTTCTTTTTTATGGGTGTAAAACCTGCTAATCCTTTATCTATTACATCTGCAAAATGATTCATAGTATCTTCAAATGTATGTCCCCATTTAGTTCTTGTGTACCAAAACATTCCTTCTTTTTCATCCCATCTAGCTTCCCCTAAATATCTACATAAACTTTCTGTATCTTCCATTGCAATATAAGTAACGCCATCTTCAAGTTTATCCTTTGGTATTATTTTATTAAGAACTTCTTGTTCCCGTTTTAAAACATATTCTTTTCCTTTAATTCTATCAAGAATAAGATTTTTAATATAATCTTCACCCATTTTATCTTGAACATTTTCAGGAGCCTTTTTTAATGCAGCTTCTTTTTTCTTAAAATATTCAATCATTTCTTCCCATCGATTAGGAAAAACTTTTTGTAATTTTCTTAATATTTTATCTTCTAAAAACATTTCTTATGCTTTGGTTCTTCATGCATTATTTTTTCAAAAATTTTAAAAACATTAGTATCATTTTCCTTTTCTCTTATTAATTTTCTAATTAGTTTTGTTAGTTTTTCTTTTTCAAATGTTTTTTTTTCTTCTGAATCAACCCATCTTACATCATCCCACCAATTCTTTGTCTTATTTAAATAATTACGATCCCTACATCTTCTTTGTTCAATATATACAATTTCTAGCCATCTTTTTTCTCCATCCATTTCCTTTGGGAAATATAAAAATTTCCTAATAATTCTTGTTGTTCCAACTAATCGTTTATTTTTACTATCTTTAGACTCCCATCTCATAATTTTGTTCTATAAAATCAAAAGGTATTTTTATTATTTCTTCAAAATCTTTTCCACGTTCTTTCATATCTTCATCATCATTTTCATACATCCAAATGATTTTTGATTTATTAAATAATTTGATTTTATTTAATACAGATAAAATACACTTCACTGACGCACTATTTAAATAAACAAAATAAATAGTAGCTATAATTTCCTTCTCTGAAACTAATAATTTATCAAGTGCCTCAATTATTTCTTGATAAAATTCTTCAGAATTTTCCATTATAGAATGCCCTTTAATTTTTAAAACAATATCATCAGCCATATCAATTAATACTGATGGGGAATTTTTCGATGAACTAATTTTTAAAATTTCCATATTTTTTATTAAGTAGCGAGTATCAGAATCGAACTGATGACCTTTGGATTATGATTCCAACGCTCTAAACCAACTGAGCTAACTCGCCTTAAGTATGTTTTATAGTTTTTCTTCCTAATTTCCAATTTTCAGAAATTAAATCCCCTTTATATATTTTTTTATTTTTCGTTCCGTTAGTTATCCAACAAGTTCCATATTGAGAATTTTTTTCTCCCTTTTGTTTTCCTTGTTGAGACTGTTTCATTTTATTTATAGTTTTATTAGAATGTTTTCTCCCTTTCCATATACTAACTAATTCTCCACTTAAATATCTTGGATCATTTACTGATACATTAAAACATTTTCCATTTTTATTTTTTATAGTAATCATTCCTTTATTCACCCCAACTAATTCTCCACTTAAATATCTAAGGTCTTTATTACTAACTTGAAATTTATTTCCATTTTTATCTTGAACTATAACCTTTCCTTTTATAATTGGAGTCAATTCTCCACTTAAATATCTTGGATCATTAATTGATACAGAAAATGTATTATCATCTTTATCTTTTATTGTAACTAAACCAGTTGTATCAAACCCTTTACCACCTTTACATAAGTTCATACATAATGGGTTCTTAAGCATTTCTTCATTTACTACTTCCGCTTCTCTCTTCCTAAGTTTTTTTCTATTAGGAACAAATTCTTTAATCTTCGTTATATGACATTCTTTTCCATATTTCTTAATGGAGCGACTTAATTCTGATCCACTACCTAAATAACCATCATTTAAGCTGTCCGTAGAATGCATTCCATAATAAAAGCGTCTTGTCAAAGAACATGTTGTTTTATAAATAAAATGATACCTTTTTTGCTTTCTTGGCATGATATATAGTTTATTTTATATATCATTGAAAAGAAGTACAAAAAGATACCTAAACTGGATTCGAACCAGCGAGTCCTTTTAAAAGGAATAGGGATATGAGCCCTATGTAATCGGCCACTCTACCACCGCGCAAAATTAAAGTTTAATTCCATTTTCTGTTAAAAATTGACGTAATGTTGTATTTCCTCTATGTTCCATTCTTAAACCAAAACTTTTAATACTGTTTTTATCTTTTACTTCTTTATTTTTTAAAGAATATCTAGGTTGTCTATGTTCAATAGCGTTTAAAGATTTATCTAATAATTCATCTCTTGTTAATTCATCTTTATAACAGTCTACAATTCTCTGAAAATTATCCATATTATTTATTAAACCCCACGCGAGATTTCCATCAAACCAAAATCGTGGAAATTTAATTTTATTTTTCATTTTTCAATTTTCTTTTAATTAATTGTAGCCCGAATGGGAATCGAACCCATACTCCACAAGGGAACAGGTTTTTAAGACCTGTGCGTCTGCCACTTCCGCCACCGAGCCATACTTATTTTTCAGAATATTCAAATGAATACACCGTGGAACTTCTTTTTTGAAATCTACCACATAAGAATGCATTCTTACGAACTGTTTTGACGATTAATAGGCATCGTCTTATCAGTTCAGACCTCTATATAACAACACACAAAGAACGTTTAATATTTTTTCTACCTAATTTCCAACCTTTTGGAATAAGAGAATCTTTTTTTATCTTTTTATTTATTTTTTCATTAGTTATCCAGTGAGTTCCAAATTGAGAATTTTTGTTACCATTTTGTTTACCTTTATGCATTCTCATTTTTTCTTTCGTTTTTTCAGTGTGCTTTTTTCCCTCAAATGTTTTCCATCCTTTTAAATACTTTTGTTTTAAAGAATTACTTATTTTTTTACCTAATTTTTCAACCCATTCTTTATCATTCTCCAGTAACCAATTAATTCTTTCTCTATTTTTTCCAGATTTCATTACAGCTAAAGTACCTGCTTTTAAAAATTTTTGTTTATGTTCTTCATTTGAAAATCCACCATATCCTCCAACTTTAAGATTCATACACTGTAAATCTTTAATAAAATTTTCATTTACTATTTCAATTTCACGTTCTTTTAATTTTTCTCTATTTTTTAAAAATTCTAACCGTTCACAAATATGTTTTTCTTTTCCGTGTTTGTTTATTGAACGCCATAATTGTTTTCCACTTCCTAAATAACCATCATTTAAGTTATCTGTTGAATGCATTCCAATATAAAATCTTTTTGTTACATTACAAGTTGTTTTATAAATGTAATGATATTTCTTTTGTTTCCTTGGCATGATATAGTTTATTTTATATATCATAAAACCAAGGTACAAAATGTTTCCGGTGGAAAGAGGAGGATTCGAACCTCCGAAGACGCAAGCCAATGGAGCTACAATCCATCCCGTTTGACCACTTCGGTACCTTTCCATCTGTTGAGTTGCATTGCATTTACAACTCAACTAAATGACATCAACCACTCTTAGTCCCTTAACCAGAGTTAGCAGGTAATCTAGAAACCTGCCGAGGTCCAACTAAAAAAGTTGAACGACTCAAAACAGTGGATTTAAACCACTTGAAAATATATGTATTTTTTAAGCATCTATCTTAAATTACCATTATTTAGCTTAAAAACTTAAGGGATTTCATTTTATCTATCTTATTTATATCTAAATAGAGTCTGCCCCGATTGAATCAAGTATTTTAATATTTTCAAAGAACGTTACTCTGGTGGGATGAAAAGGATTCGAACCCCTGAAGACTTCGAAAAGCCACTCTATTTACCATAAAGCCCGTTTGACCGCTTCGGTACCACCCCATTATTCTTCATATTTTTTTCCACAAATCATACAATGATTATCTTCTGCATTAATATTTCCACCACATTCACACATTACTTCATCATATATTGGAGTACAATGTTCTTTACAATCAGTACATAAGTCATAAACAACAGGAGCTCCACAACAATCTGATATTACTCCCCCTTCTATAGTATCTTGAATATACTCTTGTAATTTTTCATTCATGATAACCAAATATTTCGTTTAACAAGCCATGCATTCATTTTCATTCCAATATCAAACCAGGTGTCAGCATCAACATCATTTTTAGCATTTTTAATTCTATTAACAATAAAATCAGCTATTTTTTGAAGAAACTTTTTCATAATTTTTTCGTATCCATGTTTTAATATTTTCAAAAGTCTCTACAACTTTATGTTGTTCTGTTATATCTAAATGCCTATAACTTTGCATAACTTCATAAAAATCTTGAGAATCTAATATATCGACATCATTACTATAAGAAAGCGTTGATAATAATTCAGTCGATTTACTAAGTATCATATCTTCATAGTCTTCTTTTTCCACATATTCTATTTTTTTACCACTTCCTATTACTCCATTCAAAATCAATAAAGTCTCTAATGAACCAAGTCTTCTCATTTTTTCATATAAACGCCAATTTTTAGATTTTTTATGATATTCAGTGAGAACATTTGTTAAAAATTTATGTTGATCCATAAGTTGTATATCTAATATGAAGCTAATATAATAAAAAAATATGACATAAAAAAATTTTTTTAAAAAAAAACATAAAATTATCTTATGTTTTTAAAGGTGGGGATAGACAGACTCGAACTGCCACAGCCGAAGCGGGGGTTTTACAGACCCTTGAGCTCACCTATGCCCAGTATCCCCATTAAAAGTAGCGCCGACGAGAGTCGAACTCGCATCTCACGGATTGAAGGTCCGGGTTCCTGTCCAGTTAGAAGACGGCGCCATATAGAGAATATCTGGTTTTCCTTACAGGATTTGAACCTGTGACTTCCTGCATGCTGGTATCCTAGTCCACTAGATCAAAAGAAAATAATTGATATTCCCTATTCAATATATTTCATTATTTCATTTTTCTTCCTAATCTCCATTCATTAAGAATAATTTCTCCTTTTTTAATTTTTTTATTTTCTTTTCCATTTGTTATCCAACAAGTTCCATATTGTGAATTTCTTTCTCCTTTTTGAGTTATAGAATTTGCTAATCCTATTTTTCTTTTAGATTTTTCAGAATGTTTTCTACCAACCCAAACAGTATTACCTTTTAATTTTTCCGAAATTTTATTTTTTATTGCTTTACTCCATTCTTCATTTTTCCATAATTCTCTTAAAATATTATTATTATGTTTACTTCCCCATCTTGTTTTTTTGCTTTTTTCAAGAAATTTTTTTCGATGAGTTTCATTATGAAATCCGCCTTCGCCGCCTAGAGATATATTCATACATAATGGATCTTTTAATAAACCTTCATTTACTATTTCACTTTCACGTTTTTTTAATTTTTTTCTATTATTAAAAAACTCTATTGGTTTGCAAACATGTTTTTCTTTTCCATACTTGTTAATTGAATACCATAATCTTGTTCCACTTCCTAAATAACCATCATCTAAGTTATCTGTTGAATGCATTCCAATATAAAATCTTTTTGTTACATTACAAGTTGTTTTGTAAATAAAATGATACTTTTTTTGTTTTCTTGGCATAATAAGTTTATTTTATATATCATAAAACCAAGGTACAAAATGTTCACAGTGCCTAAAATGGGATTCGAACCCACACTCTATAAGAACCGGTTCCTTGGACCGGCGCGTCTACCAATTCCGCCACTTAGGCAATTTTTTTTGTACCTCTAATGGGACTCGAACCCATAATAGATTTCTCCTTCTGATCCTAAATCAGATGCTTTACCATTTTGCTATAGAGGCAATTAAGTCGGGATAGCCGGAATCGAACCGACGACCTCCTGGTCCCAAACCAGGCGCGCTACCGGACTGCGCTACACCCCGTAATATTGTCGGGTGGAAGCGGATCGAACGCTTCAAACGATGCTTCCAATGCACCGTCGCCTTAGCCCTGGTCACCACCCGTTTCATTTCAACTTTATTTTTCTTCCTAATTCCCAACCATTAGGAATTAAACCTTCTTTCTTTATTTTTTTATTTTGTTTTCCATTCGTTATCCAACAAGTATCAAATTGAGAATTTTTATATCCTTTTTGTTTTCCTTGTTGAGATAATTTCATTTTTTCTATGGTTTCTTTAGAATGTTTTTGTCCTTTCCATATACCTACTAATTCTCCACTTAAATATCTTGGATCATTATTAGAAACCGAAAAAATATTTCCATTTTTATTTTTTACATTTAGCATTCCTTTAAAATTATGAACTAATTCTCCACTTAAATATCTTGAATCATTTATAGAAACACTAAATGTTTTTCCATTTTTATCTTTTACTGTAACATGTCCCTTAAAATTATGAACTAATTCTCCACTTAAATATCTTGAATCATTTATAGAAACACTAAATGTTTTTCCATTTTTATCTTTTACTGTAACTTTTCCTTTTAGGTGATAAACTAATTCTCCACTTAAATATCTTGAATCATTTATAGAAACACTAAATGTTTTTCCATTTTTATCTTTTACTGTAACTAATCCTAATCCAAAATCTGATCCATTACCTTTTGATAAATTCATACATAAAGGATCTTGTAATATTTTTTTACTTATTATTTTAATTTCTCTTTCTTTTAATTCTTTTCTATTTAATAAATATTCTAAAATTTTTTTAGAATGTATTTCTCTTCCGTATCTTTTAATAGATTTACTTAATTCAGAACCACTACCTAAATAACCATCATTAAGATTATTAGTTGAATGCATTCCATAATAATATCTTTTTGTTAAAGAACACGTTGTTTTATAAATGTAATGATATTTTTTTTCTTTTCTTGACATATAAGTTTTATTTTATATATTCAAGAAAAAAGTACAAAAAAATGCTAGTTACCCTCCTAAGAATCGAACTTAGATCTTCAGGACCAAAACCTGACGTAATTATCCATTATACCAAAGGGCAATTTTGGAGGCCATACTCAGGATCGAACTGAGTGCTCAAGGTTACAAATCTCGTATTTTTTGCCTTCTAAACTATACGGCCATGTTGTGTGGTGAGGCGGAATCGAACTGCCGACACCAGGATTTTCAGTCCTGTGCTCTACCAACTGAGCTACCACCACATAAACTGAGAAATTTGATTAGAGTCATTTTTTATAAATTCTAAGTTTACGAAGTAACTCTTATATCTCACTACAGTTTTGAGTCCGGAACAGGAATCGAACCTGTCTATGATGGGTTGCAAGCATCCGCCTATATCCACTCGGCCACCCGGACATTTCTAATACGTCAAAGAACTTATAATCCCCATATAAAGTAAAACCCTCCAGTCTTTCGAAAGGAGGGTGAAGATTATGTTGAGTATGACAATATCTTTTAACCTAATCCTCCTTTCATAAAAGCGTAAAATAGCTCTTCACAAAGTTGGGTTTGTGGTAACTGAAAGGGACTATATGTTAAAGTCGTTATCATCTCGTTTGTTTATATGTTTTATATTAAATTAAATTTAATAAGTTTTACAAATATAATACTTTTTTTTAAATAAAAAAATATTTTTTTGATTTTTTTAAATTATTTTACTAAATTCGCGGAAGGTTCCGATGCACTGGTTACAGATATCCAATATAATGATGCATCATTAAATCCTTTGATGATTAAACTACCATCTATAGTAACATTTCCCGTTACAGTACTTCCTGCTACTTCTACCCCATCAAGATCTCCAAATGAACTATCTATATTAGCTTCAGTTTCAAAATTATCTGACAAATGTTTTTTTAAAAAAGTACTATATTTTATATATCACTAAAAATTTATGGAGAATGTTATGTTCCGTGAGAAAAATATCTTTTATGTTTTCATTTACGAATTTAGCTCTCATTTATGAAAAGTTTTCAATTAATTCATATTCTAGCTCTTTTTCTTTTATTTTTCTTCTACGTATTTTTCCCTTAAACTTGTATGTCATTAAAAATTCTTCTCTTTTTTCACTTATTTTAATATAAAGAATTTCTTTAACTAAGGAGTAATTTATAACACCTTTTTTCTTACTTAATGCAGTGTAAAAGTCAGCTAATTTTTCACAAGTTTTTAATTGTTTTACATTAATACAAGAGTCAATAATACTAATAACTTTTTTTATTGGGGGAATTTTAATTTCACTCATTAAAATTTATTTTTTTAAATAATCATCCATAAATTTATCTACTTTTTCGTATTTTTCTATATTAATATCATTTTGCAAAATAAAATCAAACCATTCTTTTTCTAATATATCAACTTCATGTAATTTTTCTTCTTTATATTTATGCATCATTTGTTTTATATAAAACCAGTTATTTACTATTTCTAATATAGTAGAATTATGTAAATATGTTGAATTTTGTTTTAATGTTGCTTGTTTTCGCCCTATATTTTGAAAAAATACATGTTGTTGCATTTATATTTATTTTATATATTAAACCGTTTATACATATTTTTTACACTGAATTGTGTTGTAAAGATTTCTTACGTAATCAACATCTTGGACATTAAATTTTAACAGTTTTTCATCTTTTATAATATTCATATCTCTATCATTTATCCATGGATTTAAAATTCCAGTCCATCTACCTGATGTCATACTTTTATAATTCCATACAGCTTTTTTTGTGAAAGATTTTTTATCTCCTAATAACATTTTGATTACATAATTATATTTTGGAGCTAAATCCAAACATATTTTTTGTAATTTTCTTTTTCTTTTAGAATCTGGCATTAAATAAATTTGCCAAGATTTATTATGAAGTGCATAAATAGGAAATAAAAGACTAGCTAATTTAACTATTCTTTTTGGTTTTAATTCATTTTGTATTTTAATCCATTCATCTTGTGAATTTTCTCTTTCGAATGGTGCTATTTTATAAATTATTTTATTCCATAGTCTAATTATTTTGAAATATGGAATTTCAATAGTATAAAATAACCATTCATAAAATTTAGATCCACAAATTGCTCTTGACCAAAACCATAAATTTATAGTAAATTTAAATCTTTTACTAATTTTAAATCGTATATGTTTTACAAATTCTTTAAGTTTGTCCTTTGAATAGTATTCACTATATTTAAATGCAAAAATTGTATAAGCAACATGATCTCTAGATAAATCTTCATCATAATGTGTTGGATATCTATATCCTTGATAATAATACTTTTTACCTAGTAATTTCCAGAACCAATTTCTTTCTTTTTTGACCCAACAATCTTCTATACCTTCTAAAAATCTTTCGTCTTTGTAATTAAAATAAGAAATAAAGGTTCTACCTATCGAGTCACCCTTTCCATTATCTTTATTAAGAGCCCATCCAGGATTTTGTATGAGCATCATCTTGTGTTTTTGATCTACAAAACATTGCGTATCTGTAGTTTCCCAATTTAAAGCCATTTTTTATTTTATATATTCCTTTTTTCTTTTCTCAGGATAAAGAATATTTAATGCAGCATTTGCTAATTTTTCAAGTTGGCTAACACTCATTTCGCTTTGACATTCAAATATTATACTTGATGCTCTACTTATTCTTTCTTTTTTATCTATTTTCATAAAATTAAAGTTGATACCAAAATGTATTTTTGTAATTAAGATAATCTTTTATACTTGTTCCAAAATCATCTCTTGGATTTATACCATATCTAAGAAATTTCTTTAAACCATAAGCTCCGCCTAAATGAGCACCATAAATCATACCCTCTTCAGTAATATTAACTCCTCTTGCTCTTCTACCTGGGTAATAATCAAAATACCATCCGAGATGATTTATATTTCTTTCAATTAACGTTTCAACGGCTTGTAATTGAATTTCAAAAGGAAATACTTCATCTGGGTTTTCTTTAAATCCTTCTAAAGTAACTCCATGTATTCCTAATGAAGGTAAATATTTTACATGGATTTGCCATGCTCCAATATAACCAAAATCATTCCATACTTCATAATTAGGAATAGTATCTATCATGCTTTTTTCCCATGACTCTCTAACACCTAATACAAATAAATTTGGTTTTTCTTTTTTTAATTTCTCATTAAAAATTTTCAGTTCACTAATTCTTTTATGTTTTAAATAACATGGTCCTAGTTTCTCATCATCTGGAGCATGAGGAGAAATATTTTCCGTACTTAAGAATAAAAATAAAAGAAATAATATTATTTTAGATTTCGTTAGCAAATTTCTGAAAAAATTTGTTTGTTCTACTTTCTTCATTATATTTTTTTTTAGTTTAAACATATACCATGTATTATTTTGATATTCAAAATTTTATACATTTATTTTTATGTACTTACTAATTTAGCATAATTTTTAGGAATTTTGGTGTTAATCTTTGAAAAGGGAAATGTTCCCATGATTATCACTGTCCTTTTTAGAGGATATATGGTTGGGTATGATTATTTTAGGTTCCTTGACCATTTTATCATTTTTTTCTATATATCTATTAGTTTTTGTTAACTTTTCACCCTCATGTAAAATTCTAAGTTTCATATAAGGTTTATCCTTTATTTTTCCATCAATTAATTTCAAATTATTAAACTTTTCAATTTCCTCTTTTTCAATTAATCGGGCAATGATTTTTTCTTCTTGTCCGTTTAAAAGTACGTAATGAAAATTTCTTTCTTTATTTTTAATATCATTTACAAAAACTCCGCCTCGGCCTTTCATCCAATGTTGGTATTTTTCTTTTATCATATTATTTGGAAGATGAATTTGAAGTTCATCATTTATTATTACTATAATTACCTCATCAATAGAATTAGGTATTATCTCTTCTATTTTTAAATCTTTAATTGACAAGTTTTTTTCTTCTATTGTATCAAGAATTTTTTGATTTTCCACTTTTATTTTTTTTATATAATTTATCTCTTAAATTTAAATTAAAAGCAATTAATTCAATTTCTTGATTAACTGATTTTACGTGACCCTTTTCAAGTAAATTTTTAATTTTTTCTGCCCATGTTCCTTCAAAAACAACGACCTCATTTAAAAATATTTTTAATGCTGAAATCCCACCCGTTTCCCATATATTTATTATTTCTTTAACTGTTGCTTTTTTTTCCATTAGTCCCACCAAATTCTCAAAAGATTTCCTTCAGGGTCAGAAGTTCCTAATTTACGTCCTGCTTCAATAAAATCTAAATAATCAATTTCGTCAGCATCCCATTTCTTCGCCAGAGATTCTAACTTCTTATCATTGACTTTGGTTGTTAGTATGTATAATTCATCAACATTCCATTCTTCATCTTCTATATCTCTTAGCTGAATTAAATCAGGTCGACCCATTATACACCCTTTCCATAAATTAGAATGTTTGATTAAATCATTAACAACTTTTTCGCCATCAAAATTATTGAATGTTGCATATTTCATTAAATCGAATTGTAATTGTTGAACTTTATTTATCTTTTTCATTATAATTAATTTAAATGCAGGAACAATTCAATTGGATTTATTACTTGACATAACAACAATATTGTAAATGCTAAATCT